CATTGTCTTAACTGGAATAGTGATGACATAAAAGAATTAACCTGTATGTCAAAGGTAAAGTATAAGATTAATGGAGAGATTAAAAATACAAAGATTACTAATCATATTAATGGATTAATTGCCATGAGAAGAAAGAAGAAAGAAGATAAGACTAAGATTAAACTTAAGGCATTTCTGATTACTGCTGATGCGACTAAGAGTGTATTGACAGGTGATTCTATTGATGATGTAGTAGAAGCAACTATCACTGAGAATGTAGATGAACAAGTGCTTAATTATATGAACAAACTATTGGGTAAGGTAAAGTGAATATCTGTGGGTAATTTATTGATCTCTAAACCAATAATATCCTTTATAAGAGTTGCGACGGGGATTTTTAAGAGAAAGTCTGATAGATGCTTCACTATTAACATTACCACAAGCCCGTGCTGCTTCTTTTATACTATTAAACACTTGTGTCTTAACCCATGTTTTTTTATTGATACCATATACAGGAATAGATCTTTTAGATTGTTCTAATCTTTTCCATAAGTAACCATATGCCTTCCATCCATTATCTGCTGACCGGATAATATTACCAGACTTCTTTCTATCACCAGTAAGTTCTATTGCTGCTTCACTTATACTATCCCATTCTATCTCTTCTCCTGTTTCTATATTCACACTCATTATCCGTGTTGCAAGGTGTTTACCATTACCCCTATTCTCTGCTAAGTGAAACCCCCATTTATCATTATTATCTAACTTATCTTTTAATCCATTACTGATATTATTACACCATTCATCTGATCTTTCTATATCAGACATTATATCGGATAACTTTTCTTTTGTTTCATTACTGTGAGTAGGAGTATTACCACCTGATGTTGCATTATATCCTTCTGCATTATTAAATGTATTGTATTCCTTAATATAGTGTATTTCTCTTTCATCTAATTCATTTTCATTACAATCACATATTTCTTTAACCATAAAGTTATGATTACCATGCTTACGCATAGCACGATGTAATGGATATGGACTCATTCTTTTTGATTCATCAATGTGTTGCTTCCATCTCTTATTCATTCCTTGAGTTGTTTGACCCACATACTTATGTCCGTTGACCTTGTTAATGATGAGATAGATTGTTCCTTGCTTCATTTTGAGATAGAATGCATATTAATATTTATAGGATATTATTGTTAAATGATAGAAAACAATGCAAATAGAGAATCTAAAATTAATTATAAATAAACCTCTTATAAACCTTCTAAACCTCTCAGTCCTTGTGACCTTTATCCGCACTCTAGCACAAGACGGCAGTTTTGTCAACCACCCCGCATAAAAACTCTGAGACCCACACATTTTTTCTCGTCGAGATTGATAAATAATGCTTATGAATCTCGTCGAGAACACTTGACAACTCTTCGAGATCATTGTAAACTAGATTCAAATCTCGACGAGACATTATGTACGACGATTACGATCTCGACTATGCATCATTAAGTAATGAACATTATGCATATGATCTCGACGAGATGTGTGAGAATCATATGCATAATGCATTACGAGATATGCATAACATACAAGATACATACGAGAATGATGATGATTATGCGCGTGATACACAAGATTACGTAGAGCTTGCGTATAAGCATTACGCATGATACAATATGTAAACATCACACACAGGGGCACATGTACGCACAGAAACGCATTGTAAGTGTTACATTGGACATTGAGTGTTATGAAGACCTAGACCTTAAGAGTATCAATTGGAGTGATGTCTTAGGGTTAGAAGGTGATGAGAACATTGATATTAGCATCAAGGAGACTGCTGATGTGTATTAGTGTGCCAGTTTAGAAAGTGTCCACCCAAAAAATAGAGTCTGCCTCCATCCTAGCACACTATAAGACCTTATGCCGTGGGTTGTGCCAGTTTGGTGGGTGGTTTTATAGTATTATTTTATTACAGGACCAGTGTCGATGTAATTACTTCAACGGTGATACCCCTCACCTCATCCGATTTCCTATACTGTAGACGATCCTAGGCACCTCTGGTGGGGTCTTTGTGCCACTAATCCAACTGTCCATTATTGGTTGCACTGCCTGGAGATCTGGGGCATGATTGGCACAAGTCAAACAACACACAATGAAATTCTACGTTTCCGACATCTCTTTTGATTTCTCTGATAGTGATCTATCAAAGAATGATAAAATTGATATTACTGACGATTCTATTGGTCTATGGGAGGCAAATGATGATGATCATTTAGTTGAAGTAATCACTGAATCTACAGGGTGTTGTGTAAAATCCCTGAGTATTAGTGAGTGCTAGAGATGGTGAATTGTATGCTTCAGACTATGAGATGGATATGACAGTTTCCTAAGTGTCCACTCAGGGTTGCATCACTCACCAATTGATGCCATACTAATCACATACCAAACAACCTACACCATGCAACTTCAATCACTCGGTGCCAACAAGACGCAAGTGGATCTGGCAGACGGAACCTCAGTTTTCTTCTCCTACAAGACACCAGTTGCAGCACTGGTGCCAGGTAAGGGATGGATCCGCACCAGCACAAAATACAGTTCTACCACATCCAAGCACATCAATCAGTGGATCACAGGCACAGCAACAGAGGTTGATCAGTGGGACATTGACCAACTTGTGGCATTCTGAGAACTGGCACAAAGGGGTTGACACAGCATCAACCCCATCCTATACTAAACACATACCAAACAACACACCACTATGGATTACGAAACTGAAACACTCTGGCACGAAATCAATGATATGCCAGGTGAAATCTATGATATCATAGATGAAGAGGAAGAAGACGGGTTCTCTGTGCTAGACTTTCAGGAAGCACTTAAAGGAGACAACGACTTCTAAGACAATCAAACAAGTGTCACAAGGCACTTGACACCAGCAACAGACCAGACTATACTAAGTTCAACAAGTGGGGGTGATGCATCCCACTCAAAACACATCACATTCAACTTACTTTTTTCATCATGAATTTCGCAATCACTGGTTCATCCGCAATCGAAGCAATCGCACTTGCAGACAACACTGCCACCATCACCTTTACTGGTGGTCGTTCATATGACTACACCGTCAATGATGTCACTGCTTTCGTCACTGCTCTTAACAGTGTGATGACTGAGCAGGGTTCTGTTGGTCGTTTCGTAAACAACAGCATCAAGTCTGAAACCCTTCTTAAGGTTGCTGCCTGATCTAGTCTAGAAGTCTAGTCGAGATGTGCCAGTTCTCACACTGGCACTCAGATCTCGTCGAGATGTATGACATCAGTTACACTATACACATCTCGACGAGACACACATGAACACAATCAATGTTTCACCCATCACGAGAAAAGCAAAGAACAGATTCTCTAACATAATGGACGAGAATCACACATGCACAATAGAACAAGTGCGTGATGGTATGATGTTCCTGACATCTTCAAACAGGAAAAATCATTTTTGGGTTATGGTTGACAACGACCCCCATTGGATGCTACACTGATCACATAAGGGGAAGGAGTTTGCCCCATCTATAAGTAAAGTCACTCTGCGAGCACTGAGACTTATAATTTTAGGTTTAGTGTGTTGGTTCTCTGAGACTTGGGGTGGTGCCCAGGTCTTTTTTATTTTATCATGTTTTTATGGGATTATGGGGTTGAGTGGACACTTTATAGACTGTCCACCCCCAAAAATAGATTCTACCTCCATCCTAGCACGTCAGGGGTGCCAATGCCGGGGCTTGTGCCACTTTGACAACTGGTTGCTGGGGGTTGCTTTTTGCCAGAATCCAGGGCATGATGACCTCAGTTGAAACCAACCACACCGTGAAAACATTTTTCATTGCGATCCTTTGCCTTACCGTTGGCACAGCATATGGGCAGTATTTCATCGATGCCATACAGGCAGGATCAGAATTGATCGAAACCGCCAGACAATCCTAGAACTGGCACACAAAATGGGCATTGAACCTCAGATGCCCTACATTGAACAAGTCAAACCAACCGACACCCGAACCATGACACTCCATTTCTCCACCGGTAATGCCAAACTCAACAAAAACACCCTGATTTTCAACCTACCAGCAGGCAAAACCTGCCCCGGTGCTGATACCTGCCGCAGCATGGCACTTGCAACCCCTAACGGTAGGAAGATCGTAGACTTTAAGACAACAACATTCAGGTGCTTTGCAGCATCGTCTGAGGTCCAATATGATGCTGTTTATGCTAATCGGGCAGAGAATTGGATGGAAGTAAAATCACATTTGCACAATGGAAACCTGGCACAATATATCAATGATGAGATGCACAAAAACTTAAAGAAAAAGCACACCCGTGTTCGTATACATGAGTCGGGTGATTTCTTCAGCAGGGAGTATTTGATGGCATGGATTATGGTCGCACAAACTAATCCCAACCTAAAATTTTACTGTTACTCTAAATCCCTGGAATTCTTCCTAGGATTAACACTTCCAGCAAACTTTTACCTCACAGCATCATATGGGGGCAAGTGGGATTCTTTAATTGATATCGGTGCTTTCCCACGTTATGCCAAAGTGGTCAATTCTGTAGAAGATGCTAACACTTTAGGTTTACCGGTTGATGTTGACGAACGGCACTGTTTCACACCCGGACCTTTTGCAATCTTATTGCACGGCACTCAACCTAAAGGATCTGAGGCAGGCAAAGCAGCACGGATCAACAGAACCGTTAAAAAGGAACTACGGGAAGCACTGGGAGTGTAACGAATTATGAAATATCGGGTGACCTGCCACGGTTGCCCGTTCCGATCCTGTAGAATAACAAAGTCACCAACCGACACCCGAACCATGTTTAATTCTCTCACCACACGCAAGGCATTCGGCAACACTTACAAGTGGGCATTGCTATCCGTGCTCCCTATGGACTCTAATAAGTCACAGCACGGTTTGGGACCATCTGAGGTTAACCGATCCCTAGGGATGCCCAAGGAAGCACGGACTACCGTTTCACTAACCCTTAAGGAGATGGCATCCCAAGGGTTAGTAAGACGGTACGACTACAAGATCGGAAACCGTAGGATCGTTTCCTACAAAAGGATTCTGCCACTACGCAAAAGAGAGGTTCTTTCCCGTTGGGTAAGATCCTGATTCTCTTAAGGTTTGGAGGGTAGCAATGCTCTTCAAATCTGGTATACTTTAGAAGAACCACACCGGAGCAACAACCGATGCATCAACTCCAAATCCTATACAAAAAGCAAGGGGACTGGGAGAACACCGTCTTCCTTCCTATGCCACTGATGACGGCACTGGATGTTATGGCAACCCATAATATCCTATGGAGCAAAGAACACTGTTACCGTATCATTAAGATTAAAGACTGATTTTCTTAAGATTTGGAGGGCAGCAATGCTCTTCAAATCTGGTATACTTTAGAAGAACCACACCGCACAACACACCATGATCATTTTTCCAAATTCCCCAGAGATGGAACAGACCTGGGATGACCTTATGACAGGTCTATTTTCCTTCGTGGCAGACACACAGGCAGACTGCGATTCTGCATATGATTGGGTATGCGACCAACTGGAAATTGAGTCCTTTGTTGACAACGAAGGTGCATGGAATAGTTTCTATGAAACCTGGCAATCTGCTTACGATGGTGACAATTGGTGGGGGTCAGAAATCCCTGCCTGATTAACACTTAAGGGGGACTAATCCTCCCCCTTAAGTAACACCCCCATTCGTTCGTGAATGACAGTTATTGCGGTATTATGGGGTGCCGTATATAAAACCCATGGGTCCCTTGAGGCTATAAACGACCCAGATCGACCTTTAGATATAAACCTCTAAGGATTTACCAAGACCCACCAAGACCCACCAAGACCTCCCCACAAAAAAAATTTTCATATATAAAAACAAGGCACAAGGTTCAAAGATATGCAAAAAAATCCGCAGGAAAATTTTACGACTGTAGAGATCGACCCAGTAAGTGGGGAATATATTATTACGATACCCGAATGGATATGTGATGAGAAGGGGTGGTATGAGGGAACAGAAGTAAACATCGAGGTAGAGAATGATTGTATTATAATTCGAAGTCTTGACTGAGTATAGATAGAGTGTTATGATAGTGACGTAGTTCAATTAAAGTTATGGCTAAAGGATTTACTGTAAAAGCAAAGACACCCAAAGCAACCGAGAGTGTTGAAGAGTGGGACTATGCGAAGGCAAAGGAAATGGTAAGAGGAAAGTCCATTGTCTTTTGTTTACCTGGTAGAGGAGTTTCTTATACTTATCTCAAAAACTTTGTACAACTTTGTTTTGATTTAGTACAGGCCGGAGCAAGTATCCAGATTTCGCAAGATTATTCATCGATGGTAAACTTTGCAAGATGCAAATGTTTAGGTGCGAATGTATTGCGAGGACCGGATCAAATTCCATGGGATGGCAAGTTAAATTATGATTGGCAATTATGGATTGACAGTGACATTGTGTTTAACTCAGAGAAGTTTTGGCAATTAGTACTAATGGATGAAGACATTGCGAGTGGATGGTATATGACTGAGGATGGTAAGACCACATCAGTTGCACACTGGTTAGATGAGGAGGACTTCCGTAAAAGTGGTGGAGTGATGAATCATGAAACCGGGGAGAGTATTACAAAGCGTCGTAAACCGTTCACTGTAGACTATGCAGGATTTGGATGGTTGCTAATTAAGCACGGAGTATTTGAGGACGAAGGTATTAAGTATCCATGGTTTGCTCCGAAGATGCAAGTCTTTGAGAGTGGAGAGGTGCAGGATATGTGTGGAGAGGATGTATCATTCTGTCTCGATGCTATCGAAGCAGGATTTAAGATATGGTGTGATCCACGGATTCGTGTTGGACATGAGAAGACAAGAGTGATCTGATGGGGCTGACAGAATATACAATTCTCCATAAAGGGAAAGTTCTGTATAAGAACTTGACGGAGGAGGAGTATTTTGATAAGATGGAGGACCTTTCGATAGAGTATTATCAGAAAGGTTCTCCAAGACCAGAAGATTTAGAAACACAAATCAAAAAGTATTAAGGAGTTATTATGGCAGTACGTTCAAAGGTTGGATTAAGTGGTAACGGTTTTATAGAAGGGAAGCCGAAGAAAACTCGTCAGGGATGTGGGAAGCACACGAAGTATGCCGCGACTTCTCGTAATGGGAAGCGTAAAGTATATCGTGGACAAGGACGGGGTTAATGGGACGTTGGATACATAAGAATGGCAAATCAAAACCTGATAAACGTTGTAAAAAAGTTTTGACTCCTAAAAAATGTTCCAAACCTAAGAAGAAAAAATGAGTTGTTTGATTGCAAATCTTCCATCACATGAAGTATGGGTTCGTAAGGAATATCTAACGGACCATCAAAGTGGACATGGTGAATTTGTAAAGGGCGTTTGGGTATCGGTTAAATCGATTCCTGGACGTGCTTTTTATTTTGAGACCTATCTACCAGAATATGCGGCAATGTATGATAAATTGCCCATCAGTGCCTTTGTAGCAGACCCTGAGACACCAAGTCCGGACATGAACCTACCAAACCTACAGTTTTGGAATTGCATGGACTATGGGGTCGTCTCAGTGGATAAGAAATTTATTGGATCAATGGACTTTGAATGCTATACACGGGATTTTGGCAATGTAAAAGGTACTTATATTTGTACCATTGACAATTATCACCATGATCCTGACTATGTTGATTGGGCAACCAGTGAAAATCCTGCCGAACATAAGTCTCATAACCTAATTGAACTTGAGAATGGGCAGTATGCACTGTATCCAAACAATAGATTACGTATTTTTGACAATAGTTTGACACCTGTCGAACCAAAAATGCCTGATTTTAAGGTTTCAACTCAATATTATCAGGTTGAAAATGGATTTGAACGACTTGGAATGGGACGTGAGGACGAATATTTCTGGAAGACGGCACAAGAACGTGAAAATTCATCCGAAGAGGGTGAAAATAAATAAAAATAGGGATAGTAACCCCTCAAAAAGTTCTGATTTTACTAATCAGGAGCAAAATGAGCAATTCACCGGTTGATGGAAGTGTAAGTTACATGAAAGAAGTGTGGGGAACAACAAGTTTGACCACAGATTACTGGTCATTACCTAAAAAAACTGAAGATCCTGAAGAAAGAGTAATTCAGGAGATTATGCATGATGATTTGAAGAAAGGGCAGAAGAATCTTCAGGAATAGAGTATAAATATAATTAAGAAAACTCTTTAACAATGGCAATTCAGAGGATATCACGGTCATTCAAGGACATTAGTTTGTCTTTTGAGCCTCATCCTGTGACAAAAGATCTTCCGATTCTTAAAAATGAGAACGCAATTCGTCGTTCCGTAAGAAATATAGTAGAAACTATCCCAACAGAGAGATTTTTTAACTCTTTGTTGGGATCTGATGTAAGAAGAAGTCTATTTGAGTTCGT